GTCAGATTGGCTCGTACGTCCTTCAGGAGGGCTTCCAAGTACTTTGAGCTGAAGACCTCCGCCTGCGGCTTCCATCCGGGGATCCCCGACTCACGTGCGGCGAGCGCTGCGCCCAGAGCTGCGCTGGATCGGTAGGCAGAGCGGATGACACTCTCCAGCCGGTGACGCACGCTCATCGAGTTAAGCTTGCCTGACTCCCAATCCGCCATGACGGTGGAGATCTGCTTGCGAGCACTCTGCTCCAGAGCCACTACAGCGGAGTGCGCCGCCTTTGCTGCTGCGAGCTGATCCCCGAAACTAGCCATCCTTCTCGGGAGCCTTCAGCTCGGTGAGGACCGACTTGATGCTCTTGCCCTCACCCTGCAAGGCGTAGCGACGGATGGCGTACTCGAAGAGACCCATGAGGTTCTGGGTCAGCGTCTTATCACCGATGGCCTGCGAGGCGTCGATCTGAGCCTGGAGGGAGCGAAGGCGCTCGATGGTGATAGGTCGAGAAGCGGCCTTCTGACCATCCTTCTTGATCTCCATTCCGATCTGCTGCCCGTACTTCTTCACGCCCTGCTGCGTCTGCACGCGAGCCAGCTCCAGAGTCTCCGCCTCATCCAGCATGTCTGCTGCCAGGTGCATCAGATCGGCGTAGCCCTCGTCCCCGAAATCTTCTGCCGTCAGCGATGCGATCTGCTTGGTGAAGGCGGCCACGTCACCGCCGCCTGCTGGCGCTGCGGGGTTGCCACCTGCCGGAGGAGGAGTGGGGTTGTTGGGATCCTGCGGAATCGGGTTGCCCTGATCGTCCACAGCGCCTGCGCCAAACTGCTGCTGCTGAAGCTGCTGCTCCTCGGCAATGCGGGCGTCAACCTCGTCGTAGTCGATGTCGAGACCCAGCTCTTCGGCCATTTCCTCTTCCAGGGCGCGCATGAACTCGGGAGTGACACCCTGGCTCTGTGCTGCCGTGGTGGCGAGCTTGTCGAAGAGGCTGTTGATGGCGCTCTTCTGCTCGTCGGTGAGCTTGCCCCAGGTGAACTCGGGGTACTTGCCGCCCTCGAAGTTGTAGTCCACCAACTGCGGGATGATGAAGTGGTTGATGGAGCTGGCGATGTCGTCCATGATGGCGCGGAGCATCAGGATGAACATGTCATCCCCAGGCTGAGCGAAGTTCACCAGGGATCCGTCACCCTGTCCTGCGCCCTGGTCCTTGTCGAAGAAGCCCGCCAGGATGCTCTTGCTCATCTGGCTGTTGTGGTGGTTGATGAGGTTGAGGAAGTCGAAGCTTCCACCCTCCTTCAGTACCTCCACCTTGAAGCCGTCAGGCTGCATCATGTACTGCGCGAATGCCAGGTTCGCCATGGACTGCGCGAACTCACGCTTCTGGAGTGTGGATGCGTTCGCCGGGTGCGTTCCGACACGGGTTCCGACTGCGGCGCGCTGCGCTGCCAGGTGAGCCGTGAAGTACAGCTTCACCTTCTTGTCGTAGTGGTAGAAGGCGCTCTGGAAGAAGCTGACGCCGTAGAACTTGCGCTCCTCTTCCTGAGCTGCGTAGTAGAAGCTGTAGTCAGGCTCGATGTAGACATCCGTGACCCGACCACCGTTGTAGGCGCGCTGGCGGAGGCCTGCGAATCCGCCGTTCTTGTCGGTGACGAATGTGATCGTGTCAGCGGGACGGTAGGCCAGCTTCTTCAGGGTGTACTTGCCCTTCAGGGGTCCATACTCCGGCATCCAGATGACCTTCTCGAAGGCTGCGAAGCCGTCGAAGAGACCCAGGAGGAGCTGCGCCATGAAGTGGTGGAAGGTGACAGTCATGCCGCCCTGCTCGGAGGGCGTGTTGAAGACCGCCTCGATGAACTCCTTCTCCTCGTCGCCGCCCTCGCTGGCGGTGAACGTGGCACCTGTGAGCGCTGCACGAATGGGGAGCGTCAGGAGGCGGTAGAGCGCACGCGCCTGACCGTCCTGACGACGCATGATGGCGAGCTGACGGATGGTAGGGCCAAGATCGTTGCCCTCCTCGTGCAGAACCTCGTGCAGCTCCTCATCGGTGCTCTTGGCGAGACCGAACGCGCCAGGGTTGAACGGGGTGACGAAGGCCAGGTTGGAATCGACACCAAGCTCCACTCCCAGACGGGCGTCGTCAGGGGTCTCCTTCTGCGTCGGAGCCAGCTCAATGTCCTTGCCGGAGCCATTGTCTTCAGTAGCCAAGGTAGTTCATCCCCTTCATGCCAATCGGGAGACCGAAGCCTCCGCCTACCAATTCAAGATCTACGTCACCCTCCAGCGGGGCGAGCGCTTCTCCGACCTCGAAGAACTTGGCTCCGATGTCTACGATTTCGCCACCCGAATCTTCCTCACCACCGGCAGCAATAGCTCCAACAATAGAGCAAGCGAAGGCGTCAGCCAGATCCTTGGAGCCGCCTGGCGGGTGATCCACCTTTCCGCCATCGACGCGCGACAGTGCCTCCAGCTCGTTCATCAGAAGCTGCTCGAATGGCATGTGCAAACGAGAGTCGCTGGCGACATCCTTGATCGTCTTCCAGATGTCGGGATCGCGGTCGGTGGAGACTCGATCCGACTCGATGCCCTTGGAGTTGAGGATCTGGATGGTGTCGGTGGACTGGAAGCCGTCGAAGGTGAAGCTGGCGAGCACGAATCCGCGCTTGATGAGTTCGAAGGCGAGCATGCGTGCCCAGCGAATCTGAATCTCGCGGGAGGGGGTGGCTCCGATGTCGGCGGAGAAGGCAATCGTGAAGTCGTTGCGGATGATCGGTACGACGATCTCCTGCTCCAGGATCTCGCCGTCATCTGCTTCCACCAGCTCGATGCGGGTCTCCCACTTCTCGACGTGGGACATGGCGATTCCTGCACGGTCACCACGGATGGCGAGGTCTCCGTGCATGGCGTAGCGCGCGCCTGCGACAGGCTGGAAGTCCTCAGCGAAGTGGAACTGCGGCTCCCACCCGACGACCGACTTCTTGGTGATCTCGCTCGTGTGGGTCACCAGCTTGTAGTCCACGGTGATGGGCTGGGTCTCGCGGTCCACGGACTGCTTGAAGATGATGGGGTTGCGGAAGTAGGCGTCGGTTGCGCGAGTCGGCTTGCACTCGTACATAGCCGCTGCCTCTTCGGGGTTCACGCGGTAGTCCGACGCGAATTCTTCTTTTCCCTTGCGGAGCGGGTTCACTTCCCACGTGGCGTAAGGACCGGAAGCGAAGTAGATGGAGACCTTATCTCCAACGTCCTCCACGTCCTTCTTCGCCTCGGTGGTGAGCTTCTGGATCGTGGATCCCAGGTAGCGCGGGTACGAGATCGCTACGCGCTTGTAGTTCGCGGGGAATCGGGTCGATGCCGAACCCTTCAGCATCTGGAGGATGCTCTCTGCGGAGGTCGATGCCTCACGGGCGCGCTTGCCCTGACCTACCATTTCGTCCTTCGCCTTGAAGGCGTCGATCTCGTCAGCGACACCCAGGATCAGGTTCAGACCCTCCTGGCCTTCTGCGTCAGAGTGACCCGACACGGCTTCGACGTTCTTGGCGTACTCGATGGTGTCGCGCTTCGGGTCCGCGTGATCTGCGAACCAGCCCTTCTTCACGGCCTTGGTCATCGGGGTGAAGAAGGCGCGGTTGGCCTGTCCCGAGTTGGCGGCGATGTTGAGAAGGTGAATCGAGTCCTGCTCAGGCATTCCGAAGTAGGTCTGCGGGGACTTCAGGCACAGGAGGAGATAGGCCACACGCATGGAAGCGACGCGGCACACGTGGTCCTTACCGGATCCCTTGCCCCACTGGAGGGTGAGGAGGTTCTTCATCGGGATGTCGGCGGTTTCCTTCCAGTAGCCGCCGAACTCCTTCGCCATGACCGGATACAGCTCCGGCAGGTAGATCCGCTCGATGTGCTGGACAGCGTGCTCCTGAATCGGAGAGAGGTACCACTCCGACCCCATGTACTTCTTGTCCTTGATGAAGGTCTCCAGGCTCACCGGCTCCTCTTCGAAGAGCGCGTTGAGGTCACTCTTCGGGGTGGATTCGTCCTCCCCGAAGAAGTCGGAGAGCTTCTTCAGTGCCATTCATGCCTACTTCTTGGCGTTGAGGGCCATGATCTTGTCGAGCATCGAGCGCTCGGGCGAGAGCACCAGAAGGTCGCCCAGAAGCTCCTTCTCCTCGTCGCTCAGATCCTCGTCGTCATCGTCGTCGGGGACTTCCTGGTACTGCTGGACGACCTTCACCGGGTCGTGGAAGGTCACGGTGCCGTCGTTGACCTCGTAGGGAACCTTCACCAGCTCGCCGGAGTTCCCGTAGCCGTCCACCTGCACGATGATGAAGTCCGTCCACAGCTCCTTGACGTAGTTGTATGGGACTTCGAGGTCGTACGGCATGTTCTGGCCGGGGTGCTCTGCCACGTACTGCTCACGGGCTGCGTTGCGGAGGGTGCGCTGGAGATCGCTCCAGGCCTCACGCACGAGGTCCGTGTTGAAGCTGTTGATGTTGCTCAGGAAGATGTAGTCCTGGTCCAGGTCATTGGTCGCCTTGACGACCTTTCCGCCCTTCGCCTTGGCCTTCAGTGCCTCCCACTCAGCGACAGCCTTCGCTGCCTTGGCGCGGGTGTCGGCGTTCACCTTGTCGCCGCCTGCTGCCCACTTCTTGGCGCGGGAGACCGCAATCGCGATGGCCGACGAACGGGACTTGCCCGACTTCATCACGGCGCGAGCGATGCGGCAGATGTAGTTGGGAAGTCCACCCTCCTTCTCGACCCAGTTCTTTCCTGGGGACGTGTTCAGAGAGCATCCCGCGCTTCCTGCTGCGAGGAATACGACGAGATCGTTGTCGGTCATCGTGGTCATGGTGCTTAGTCCTCCTTGGGACCGTACTGCTCGATGAGCTGCTCCTTGGTGATGTCGTTCTCGTCACCCTCGAAGCCCTTGGACTGTGCGTAGGCGAACCACTCGTCCTTCAGCGCGGACTTGGCCGGAGCCTTGTCCTCGTCGTCGCCCTCGGTGCCGTTCTCGCCGGAGGGGCCACCATCGTTGCTCGAACCCGGCTCCACGCCGTCACCGACCGGCGACTCTGCGGGGTCGTTGCCTGCGATGGGAGCGGTGCCGTTGCTGCCCTCGTCCAGCGTCATGCCCTGGCCCTGGTCGCCCTCGTCGTCACCGACCACGTGCACGTCGTTGGCGGGAGCGATGCTGTCGGTCTCGGGAGCCAGCTCCTCGTAGGTCTGGCCGTTCTCCAGACGCTCGCCGGGGTTGATGTAGGAGCTGATGATGCGGTTGCCGTCGCCGTCGATCTTGACGATGCTGTGGTCGTAGTGGATGGTCATGTTGGGATTCTCCTCAGAGGTTGATGGCCGCAAGGCCTTCCTTCACCTTCAGACGAAGTGCCTTTCGGGTGTCTTCATCCTGAATACCATTGATCGCGTCGTTCACAACTCCTGAGATTTCCTCAAAAAGTGCCTCTCGCAGCTTGTCCTCATGAGCGGCGAGGAGTCGGCTGAACTCGGTCGTGATCGTGGCGAAGTAGTTGTTCAGCTCCTTCTGCTGATTCACGCTGTCCCACTTGCCCATGGCCTCGTGGTGCTTGATCTGGATGTAGATGTGGGCGATGCGCTCGATCAGGAGCTGCTGCACGGTGTCCATGGGGAGGCCTGCTGCCTCCCGACGAAGACGCTCTACGACCTCGGCATGGATTCCAGCCAGAAGCTCGCCGTGCTCTTCGTCGTCAGCGATGTACTTGGGCAGAGCGAATGCTGGCTCCAGCTTGTCCACCGGGGCAGCGTCGAGTGGAGAATCGCTCATGAACTGTACTATCGGCCTCAGAGGGCAGTTTCGGTGAACTGCACAGGCGGATAGTGGAACTGGAAATTGCCCGACTGCTCGAAGTTGGACTCCGTGCCGTGCACTCCCCAGACCCCGATGTTGTCTGCTCGTGAGCACACCGGGACGATGCTCCTCAGGTCCATTTCCGGGAAGATCCGGGTGTTGAGATTCCAGTCCCAGCCCGACTGATTGCCGGGGAAGTCGTTGTACGTCGAGTAGTCGTGATCCCACGTCGGGCCGATGAGGTCCAGCCAGCGATTGCGCCAGGTTCCCCAGAGCCACGGGCTGAAGGCCTCCGACTTGTAGACGGCGTTGATCGGTCCCTTGCGCTGGCTGTAGGCGTGGACCGTCGCCACCTGCGGATCACCCTTGTAGCTCTCCGCTGCCCAAGAGAAGAATTCGAGGATGTCGTCCGCCACCACGAGATCATCTTCAGCTCGTGCCACGAAGTCGTAGCGACCGAAGTCGAAGAGACCCTGGAAGCACATCCACGGGTGGTGCAGCACGCCTTCGACGTTCTGGTTGATCCGGATGTCCGCCGTGCCGAACTTCGACTTAGCGACGAACTCCTCCAGCTCCTCGTAGATCTGCTGCTGGATGGGACTTGGCTCAATGCTCGCCACGAAGTCCCACTCCTCCTGACCCCGTACATGCTCCCACGAAGCGAGAGTCTGCTGGAGGTAGGGAACGCGGTTGTACGCCGTCAGGAAGAGGGCCTTACGCATGCTGGGTTGCCGTTTCCACCGTGTTGGATCGTCCGTCCTTCTTGTGGCCCCAGTGGTGCACCGCGAAGGTGTTGGGGCTGGTCTCTGTCAGCTCGGGGATGTAGTCCATGGCGTCACCCCCGGAGGGGATTTCCTTCCAGTGGACCGGGTTGAAGGTCTCCACCGGGAAGGCGTAGAAGTCATGGATCCCACGCGCGTAGCGGGCACGCACGAAGTCGGTGAGGTAGCCGGGGCCTGTCGTCATGACCATTTCGTCAGTCGGGTTGGCGAAGTAGCGCTCCGGAAGACCCTCGATGAGATCGGCCCAGAACGGGTGTCCTGCGTCGGGAGCGCCGATGATGGCGTTCACGATCCGACCGTCCTCGTTGTTCTCGTAGCTGCCCCAGGCGTAGTGCGGGAGGCGGTTCTCGATGGAACGGATCGGCTGCATGTCGCAGTTGGTATAGATCCCGCCGTAGCGGTGGATGAGCGCGTATCCCAGCACGTCTGCGATCTGGACGTACAGCTCGATGCCGTGACGTCCTGCATCGCGCCGGTAGAGGTCATCCACGACAGTCTTCAGTCCGGGGTAGTACACGAGGATGGCTTCGATGTGCTTCTGACGCCACTCGAAGACCTGCCAGTTCGGGTTGAACTCCTGCCACATCTGCCCAAAGATGACGTACTCCTCGGGCATAGGCTTCCCTGCCCAAAATCGAGAAATGATCTGGGTTCCCATGTCGGCCAACTTCCCCCCTAGATGAACAGCGAAGGCTGGTGCTGCTTGTTGAGCTGTTCGCGGTAGTAGGCCACGGTGCGACCCACCCCGATCCCCAGTGTCGTGAGACTCTTCCCCTCCGGGTAAAGCTGCTCCTGCGTGCTCACGTCAGCCTTGACGACGGCACCAGGAGTCTCGCCTGCGCGGAGAGGAATGTGAGTGATCTTCGAGTTGGTGGGAATGCCCTGAGCACGGACATTGCTCAGCACCGCCTCAGCGATGTCGTTCACCGTCGTGTCGGCTCCGGTGCCTGCCTCGATGACACCCTCGAAGTGACCGCGCTCGTTGGTGTGGTAGAGCGCATCCACCAGCATGTCCGCCACGTCTGCGACGTAGATCATGTCCATGATCTGGTTTCCGTCGCCGTAGATCTCGATGTCATCCCCATGGAGGGCGCGCATCACGAAGCTCGGCATGATCTTGCGGACCTTGGATGGTCCGTACGGCGCTGCCACGCTCTGGCGAGGACCGTAGGCGTTGAGAGCGCGCACGATGCTCACGTTGGTGTGCCGGTAGTCGTTGAACATCCGCACCAGGCGCTCCACCGTGGACTTGCTGATGGAGTACGGGTTGTTCTCCCAGTGGTTGCCCACGGCGATGTTCACACCCGGTACGCCGTAGCGAGCTGCCGCCTCCAGGATGTTCAGACCGCCCGTGATGTTGGTCATGATCGCCGGAGTGGGCTTGGCGATGGTCTCCTGGGTTCCCAGTACCCCCGCCAGGTGGATGAAGGCGTCAGCGTGGCTCACAGCCTCGAAGACGGTGGTCTCGTCCCGCATGTCGCCCAGGAAGAGCGTCACGTTGTCCTTCTCGAACATCAGCTCCTGATGCCCGGTGTGGTCGAGCACGAGAACCCGCTTGCCATCCTTCAGGAGGCGGTCCACGACGTAGCTGCCGATGAAGCCTGCGCCTCCGGTAACGAGGACGGTTTCGAGATTGGCCATTGGTGGTCCTTTCAGCTACTGAAGGTCTGCGAGTGACAGGCGTTCGGTTGCCTCTTCAGGAGCCGGGGAAGTGGCCACTGACACAGGCTGCGGTGCGGGTGTCGGTCTCACCAGGACGGGCTGCTGCTTACCTCGTGAGAATACGTCAGCAATCAGCATAAGGGCTACTTCGATCCATCCGCGCGGGTTGTCCGACCCCCGAACGCGGGTCTTGTAGTCCCAGAGCACCCGGAAGGCTGCCTGGAGGCGTTCTGGCTCGATCTTCAAGCCCAGCTCGCGGCGGATCTCGTACGCCTGCCCGGAGAGCTGAATCTGTCCTCCGGTGCGGAGCACCACCATGTCCCGGAAGCACGCCAGGATCTGATTCACGATGTAATTCGGGTTGCCCACGGCTTCGAGCTGCTTGTCGAAAGTCTCGAAGATGAGCGCCTGATTGCCGGTGAGGAGAGCTGCCACCAGAGGCGGTGCCACATCTACGACACCGGTCAGCTCCATGTACTCCTTCGCGGTGGTGATTCCGGCTCTCTGGATCTGGTCCAGGGCGTTGAGCGCGGTACGCACGTTGCCGTTGCTGTTCTGCGAGAGGTAGTGCAGAAGCTCAGCGCTCACAGGAAGATTTTCAGCTCCGGCGACGACGTTGAGCCGATTGAAAATCTCTCCCGGTGGGACACGTCGGAACTCGAATTCCATGAGGCGCGTCAGGATGGTCTCAGGGATCTTCTCCGGCTCGGTAGTCACCAGGACGAAGATCGTGCCCTCCGGTGGCTCCTCCAGCGTCTTCAGGAGCGCGTTGAACGCCTCGCGGGTCATCGAGTGCGCCTCATCCATGATGACGACGCGGTACTCGGATCCGGAGGAGTAGCGGAGCTGGTCGATGAGCTTGCGGACCTCAGCCACACCGCCGTTGCTGGCGGCGTCGATCTCGATTGCATCCCCATCCAGCTCCGTGGAGAGGATGCGAGCTGCTGTCGTCTTCCCAGACCCGGAAGGGCCGTTGAACAGCAAGCCGGAGGGCACCTTCTTGGTGTCCACCATCTGCTGGAGCACGATTGCGGGGAGCTTCTGCCCGATCATGTCAGAGAAGATTTTCGGGCGGTACTTCAACGCGAGAGAGTCAGCGCCCGTCAATGCGCGCCCGCTCTTCTTCCAGGAACTCTCCCGTGATTGCTCCGATGATCTCGGGGACAGTCTTGTCGTCGCCCACGATGAAGTCGAAGGCCAGGAAGACGTTCTCCAAGCAGAACTGACATGCTGCATCGGCTCCCGCTGCCAAGCAGTCATTGTGGAGGCCAAGCTGCCAGGCCTTGGTGAGCACCGACGCCGGAATGCCGTGCTCAGGGACGGGGATCATGTCATGCATCTTCGGCAACCTGCGTCTTCCCGTCCTTCTTGGTGAACCGGTACACCCGGTCTGCGTACTCAGCGAATTCTGGCTGGTGAGTCACCATCATGATCTGCACACCAGTCTTGTCCACGATCTCCCGCAGGAACTCCCCCAAAGCGGGGAGGTATTCCTCGGACACGTGGGCGAAGGTCTCATCGAGGATGAGGATGTTCTCCTCCTGCGCATTTCTCGATTTCAGGAGCATGACCACGATGCGGAGGAGGAATCCGACCGTGGCGGAGAGTCCGCCGCCGCGTGCTTCGAGCACGGGGGTCTCGGTGAGCATGTCTCCGACCTGAGTGCGGATCACGAAGTCCACGTTGGCAGTACGCCCCTTGGTGGTCTGCACGATGTGGAAGCTCAGGCTGTCATCGAAGATCGTCTGAAGCCCGCGTGTGACCAGCTCCTCGATGATGTGCTGCGCCTTCAACTGCCGCTCTTCGCCCAGCGAGTTGAGGAGGATCGTCGTGCGCTCCAGGGTCTCGATCTCGTCAGCCAGAGTCTCGATCTCGCCTTCGATCTCCTTGCCCCGCTTCAGAGTTGAGACTGCCTCACCCCAGAGGGAATCGAGCGCCCTGCGGCGGTTTCTGACGCTCACCGTCAGCTCATCAAGCTCGTCCACAAAGGCTCCTCTTCTCGGGGGTTGTGCATGTTCGCAATGCGAATGAGGTCATCCATGACGGCGCGCTCGTGGCGAGCCTTCTCCAAGACCCAGGCCTGGCCATCGGGGGTCGGATTCCGGACGTTGTATGCCTGCTTCAGTGCGGCGAGCTGCTCCTGTGCCAGGCGATAGCGAGCTTTCACCAGCTCTTCGAAGATCGGAGTATCCATAGTCACTAGGTTCTACGCCCTAGGGGTATCCGATACCAACCATGAAGAGGCCCCTGGGACCACGAAGCCTGCAAGGAATCATGGGCACCAGGGGCCAGATTCTCGATCTTAGTAGTCGTAGACCCAGTGGCCCTTCTCAGAGTCATGAATCTCCGGAAGGTACATGCCCCGGCTAGTGAGCCAGTAGCTGTCGTTACCGTCCAGGAAGACCTGGAGGTTGACACTGGACGTACGCTCCCGCTCGTCGTTGAAGATCTTCAGACGCTTCTTCAGCACGTCATCCGGCAGGGTCTCCCCTGCGGAGTCGAACATGTGATCCCTGGCCCAGTCGAGGTCCATGGTCATGTTCCAGTCCTTGATGATGATGCCAGGGACGACATCACCCTCCTTGGGAGCATTCCCGTTACGGACTGCGGTTCCTGCGGCCTGGCGCTTCTGCATGATGTCCTTCACGTCGTACTCCGCCAGGCAGTACAAAACCCTGGAGCCGATGCGTCCAGGGTTGGGGAAGGAATTGGGGTATTCAGCCATGATTGGCTCCTCTGGTCGATGTGTGTCTGTGTCGGCGCTATTTGGTTGTGGCCTGTTGCTGGCGGGACGCCGCCTCGTCGTGCTTCCTTGTTGCTCTCTCACCGTACCGGAGGCTCATCAGCCCTCGCAACGATCTTGCGTGATTCAAGTCCGCTTGCAATCTCCCGCTGAAGTTCAAGTCAATCGGGGTTTCGCTTGCATTGCCCTCGCGGGCACACGCAGAGATCTCCCGAAGAAGATCAAGAGATCTAGAGAGAAGAGAGTGTTATCTCTCTCCAGGGAGTGTTTGAGCTTGGGATGTTGGATAAGGCCCCTTACCCCACCAGGCTGACGAAAAATCAGCTCTGCGGGTGATGGCTAACCCTGTCGAGATCCCCATTGATCTCAGTCGGACTGCCAGGCCCGAATCCAATCCCAGCTCGCCACTTCCCGGAGAGAACTCCAGTCCAGTGCCGTCGCTTCCTGCGGAGGGTGGTCTTGCCAATCGCGCGGGTGGGGAGAGGTCGGAGTCGCTTACGCGACGGCCCCTGCCTTGCGGCAAGCAGCAGACTAAGCCCTCTACGGGCGTCTATGCAAATGAAGAACCCCCGGAAGTGTGAATGACGGGGCCGTCACGTAATTTACCGGGGGTTCTCCTGAAATTTTGTCAGGAAATTAGTTCGGAGTCAAGTTTTCAGCGGCACCAGTAGTGCGTAGAACTATCCGAGAGGATGTCATCGAAGGTCGGTGGCCACTCGATGGGCTTGTACTTCCATCCATGCACGGGGGAGTGCATCCGAATCAGGTGGATGGTCGCCAAGATGGCCATTGCGACAGCCACCACAACAGCGATAAGACCGAGGATCAAGAGCTGATCGAAAGACATGCGGGGCAGAATAACACGTCTAGGGATTGCATTTGCAACTCACGGTGTGTCACACTGATCTCAGGTCAACAGAAAAGGAGCCACAAGATGGCCAATTCCGCAGTCCCCGCTGGCCTGACGGTCGGGGAGATCATCCAGTACGCGAAGCTCGACAACGCGCTGAAGCGCATCGACCCGCCGCGTAAGGCCCTCAACGAGAAGCTGAAGCAGTTCTTCGGCAAGAAGGGCACCTTCACCTACGAGCAGGATGAGGTCTCGTCCAATGGCGAGGTCCACACCGTAGGCGCAGCGGTCACCATTGGAGACCGCACGGAGTTCGACGCGACTTCCGCTGCCGCTGACTTCCCCTTCGAGGAGTTCCCCGACTACTACAAGCCCGTGCTCGACAAGAGCACGTTGCCGGAGGAGATCCGGCAGAAGTACGAGACCAAGGGCAAGACGCTCTCGGTCAAGCTCATTTCCGACATCGAGGACTAGGAGACTCAATGCTCGTTCTGTTCATCATCTTCGCGCTCATCACCGCAGGTCTCGTCGCCGCATACTTCTACTACAAGAAGAAGCTCAGGGGCGACCAGGCGGACTTCAAGGAGCGGGAAGCTCAGTCCAAGGCGACCACCAACTCCCGGTCGAGTCAGGGGTTCTACACCGCCTCTCTCCCGGAGGAGCCGTCCAAGCTGACGGTGCGTGTGCTCGGCGCGCTTTCCATCGTGGCTGCGGTCCTGACCCTCGGTGTCCTGTGGATGGGTAGCACCTACACGCAGGACGCGGGTGAGTCGATCATGCAGAAGGACATCACCGGCAACATCGTGGGATCCACCACGGAGACCGGTCTGCACTTCAAGCCGATCTGGGTCGATACCTCCACCTTCAACATCCGGAACCAGCAGGTCATCTTCGTCACGCCATCCAAGGACGGCGACAACCAGGGCGGCACCCCGGATGGGCCGGAGATCACTGCCAACGACAAGGACGGCGTACAGGTCAACCTGGACGTGGCGGTGACGTACTCCATCGAGCCGAATCGCGTCGTGGACATCTACAAGTCCTACAAGAGCGAGGACAACTTCAAGCAGCAGTACATCTTCCAGGCCATCCGTTCTGCCGTTCGTCAGGCTCCGAACCAGTACAAGACCATCGACGTGCTGACCAAGCGTGACAAGGTGAACGCGACCATCGAGCAGAAGCTCCGCGCGTTCTTCGACCAGAACGACTACGGCGTGAAGGTGGACAACGTGAGCCTCCAGCAGACCACCTACGACCCGAAGGTGATCCAGGCTTACAACGACGCTCAGCAGGCGCAGATCGCGGTCTCGCAGGAGCAGGCGAAGCTCGACCAGGCCAAGATCTCGGCACAGCAGGCCGTCGTCAAGGCGGAGGCTCAGGCCAAGGCGAACGCAGAGTTGAACGCTTCGCTGACGCCGCAGATCCTCCAGCAGCAGTACATCGACGCGCTGAAGGCCATCGGTGACAAGGGCAACCTCGTCGTCGTTCCGCAGGGCAGCCAGCCCTTCGTGCAGGTGGCCAAGTGAAGCGCAAGCTGATCGCAGTCGGGGCGGCGGGATTCGTTCTCGCCGCCCTGGCGGGCTGTGCCCAGCCTCACTACTCCGACGACACTCCTCGTACTGAGGAGCCGACGCCTCCACAGACCAGCGTGACGGAGACCACCCTCCCAGACGGCAGCGTACTGACGTGCGTCACCTTCCTGAGAGGCGGGGGATCTTGTGACTGGGATCACGTGAGGACAGGCGAGTGAAGCGCAAGCTGGCAGCAGTGGCGGTAGCGGCAGGAATTCTTCTTGCTGTCACTGGATGTAGTCACGGACCCGACCGTGGCTACATCAAGGAGAAGTCGTACACACCGGCTTACGCCACCACCACAACCTCATGCAGTGGGACCAAGGAGTACCGCGTCTGCACGCCCATCACGACCTGGCACTCGGAGTCGTACGAATTCGACCTGTACTCCCGCAAGTGGGACCAGGACGAGCCGCACGGCTGGGTCGAAGTCGATCCACAGACCTATGCGAAGTACCACGAAGGGGACTTCGTAGACCTGAAGTAGCTCAGGAAGCTCATGGAACTCATCATCGTAGGTGTCGTCACTGGCATCATCCTTGGACAGATCGGCTCTTGGATCGCCAAGATGCTCTCCCGGTCTCAGGCCCAGCGGTACTACCGCAAGGGTTGGGATGCCGCTGTGTCTGCCCACGAGAAGGATGTTGAGCCGGTGGGCGAAGGTCTCTATGACGAGCACCACCCGAATCCCCTGCACATCCCAATCGGATCCAAGATCTCGTTCTACATGCCGTACAGCGGTGACCCGACTGAGTACTCGAAGGTTGACAGCTCGACTTTCAAGAGCGTCGTGGGCGATGACACGCTCACGATCAATGACCTCGCGGAATCAGAAACCGGTGGAGGAGTTTGGAGGCTTGTTGAATAAGTTTCATGGATTTGGTTGACAAATGCCATCCGGCGTGTCACGATAATAGAGTTCCAACTTCCCGACCAAGGAGAATTATGAACCGTAAGATCACCGCACTCCTCACGAGTGCAGCGGTCGCCCTCGGGCTGACCGTCAGCGGGGTGGCACTCGCCGCTCCCGCTTCCGCCCACACGCCGACAGTCTCCGCAGACTGTCAGGCGCTCACGGTGAACCTCACGAACTACGCGGCTCCGAAGGATGCCGTCTACAAGGACGTGAAGATCATCGACACCCCGGCGCAGCCCGCTGTGGCAGAAGTCAGCCACATGGTGACGATCACGGACAAGCCCGCAGTTCCGGCAGTCCCCGCCGTCCCGGCTGTGACCCACGTCGAGTACCAGTTCCTCCAGGTCCACAACGGGCAGACCCGCTGGGAGACCAACCCCAACTGGAACGCGGACAGCAATCCACAGTCTCGCGGCTGGATCAAGACGGGGCTGACCAAGACCGTGATCGACAAGGCAGCCGTCCCGGCTGTTCCTGCCATCCCGGCTGTGACGCACCAGGAGAAGGTCATCGACACTCCCGCGAAGGCGGCTGTGGCGGAGGTCTCGCACATCGAGCACCAGCTCGTGTCGGACGCCAAGACGAACCACGTCACGGTCACCGACAACGGCGCTTCACTCGCGGACACGGACTTCGGTACGTCCTACTCGCACACCTTCCCGTCCTCGGACAAGACCATCGCCCACGACTACGTGGTGAAGGTCACGTCGCTCGATGGCATCGGTGCGGGCACGTGGACCAAGCACGTGGACGTCTGCGAGGTTCCGGTCAAGGTCGTGGAGGGTACGCCCACCATCGCCGTGACGCCGCCGTCGTGTGAGGCGAACTTCAACACCGTCGCCTACGACATCCCCGTGGGTCTGTCCATCGCTGGCTACACCGGCAAGGACACCGTGAACGCGGAGCAGATCGGTCTCGCCGCTGGGGAGCACACCTACCCGGTGGATGTCGCGGAGGGCTACAAGTACGACGGCCCGAAGACGATCACCTTCACCACCCTCCCGCTGAAGTCCAAGCTCGACTGCACCCCCGTGGTCGAGGCGAAGACCCACGCGGAGATCGTGGCCACCTGTGGTGCTGCTGATGTGACGATCACCAACCCGCAGTCGGAGGACCAGATCAACAAGACCGGTGCTGGCACGGTGTGGATCGACGGCACGTTCAAGGAGGCCTTCTCGGTCGCCGCGAACGAGACCGTGAACCTGCACTACTCCTTCCCGGAGGACAGCGGTGACCACACCATCGTCGTGAAGAACGCGGAGTTCGCTGGCGGGGAGATCCT